CAGTAAAATTGAATTTTTTGATGAGGTTATGGTTTTTGATAATTACTCAAAAGAGATGCTTAATGATTTTTTTGAATATTGGAGTGAGCCAACAAAAAAAGGTGTTTTAAAAAAAGATACTATGAAAACATGGTCAACATCCAGAAGGCTTAAAACATGGGCTAAAAACGAATCTAAGTGGGCTTTAAATAGTGTTGGAATAAGTAAAGTGGACAAGCACCTGCAAACTCATAATGAAGCAATGAATATATTAAAACAAATTGAAAATGATAAAAAAAATAAGTGAATCTGAATTAACAAAGATGTGTGTTGAATTATTATCTAAAACATATCTTGATCTTGGACAGCACAATGTAGATGCTAAAACAAAAGTATTAATGGCTCAGAGTTTAGCTTATGATTTAAAAAAATCCTTCAAAAATTTATTGTGGATTGATATACAACAAGCATTTTGGAATGGAGTAAGAAACACAGATGATTTTAGTATAAATGCAAAAACTTATTATAAATGGATTAAAATTTGGAGGGCTATAATTTGGAACAATGAAGATATTCCAGAACAACAAAAAGATAAGAGATTATCTTACAGAAGTGAAACTAAATTAATTACTAATAAATAAATAAAAATGGCAAAACCAACAAATTTAACAGAAGATGAACTAAAAGTATTACAAGAAAATGTAAGCAAACTAAATCAAGTACACATGGAACTGGGTAAACTTGAGAATCAAAAGCATAAGATATTGCATCAAATGAATGATATTGAAAAAGAGTTTGATGATATGCAAAAGGAACTTGAAAAAACTTATGGCAAAGTAAGTATTAACATAGACAATGGAGAGTTGTCTGAAATACCAGAAAAAGATGAATAACAAAGAGGATCAATTAGTTGCTGAAGATTGGTGGTTAAAACCATCTTTATTACCAAACAAAGTATGGAGCTATGATAAAGGAGTTAATGGTGGATATGTAGCTGATTACAAAAGTATTGGTAGAGATATTCGTTTAATTGGTACACAACAACAATTATTAGAATATTTTAGAGAAAGTGGTGTTGAGATAAAAGACAGCTGGAAAACAGAGCTGACTGAGGACCATAAAAAACTATATGAAAGAAACAAAAAAAACATTGTAGTAATTCGTTTAGTTTAATTTAAAAATTATATATATTTAAACATGATAGATTTACTTAAAATAATAATATCAATTTTACTAACTCCATTACTTATGTTTTTAGGTTTGGGAGTTGTAATTTATGCTATTCACACAACAATATGGAACAATGAAACATTACGGAAAAATAAAGAAGGGGAAGCTGATATTGAATAACAAAGAACAATTCCAAGAACAATTATTGCAGTTTGAGGAAAAGGAGGTTGTTATAAAAATAACAGAAAGGAATAATAACAGAACAGCTGATCAAAACAGTTTGTTTTGGAAATGGATTGAGATAATAAGCAATCATACTGGCTACACAAAAGAAGAAACAAAAGAGCTTATATCTTATAAGTTTTTAAGCAGAGAAAGAGTTGATGCTGAGGGTTATCAAGAAGCATATATAAAAGGCACATCAACACTTACAAAGCAAGAGTTTAGTGATTTAATGAATCATGTGAGTTATTGGAGTAATGATACTTTAGGGATAAATTTACCAACTTATGATTAATATTACTAATGAGGATAACATGGAATTGATGTCAAAGTATGAAGATAATCACTTTGACTTAGCAATAGTTGATCCTCCTTATGGAATTGGAGATTTTAATAATACTAAATCAAAAAAAATACATAAAAAAATACATTGGAACAATGAAATACCATCAAAAGAATATTTTAATGAATTAAATAGAATTACAAAAAATAGAATAATTTTTGGAGTTAATTATTATGGAAAATATATAGATGATGTTGGTAGAATAGTTCATGATAAAACTGGTGGTGGAAAAAGAAATACAATGAGTAATTTATCAGATTGTGATATTGCATCACATTCTTTTGGAGTAAATATGAAAATTTTTCATTATACAAGCATAGGAAATGTTATAGGTAATAAAATAGATTGGAATAATGAAATGCGTTGGCATCCATGTCAAAAACCTATTTCTTTATATGAGTGGCTTTTAATGAAATATGCAAAAGATGGAGATAAGATTTTAGACACACATCTTGGAAGTGGAAGTATTGCAATAGCTTGTCATAACTTAGGCTATGATTTAACTGCTTGTGAATTAGATAAGGAATATTATGAAGCTGCAATGAAACGATTACAAGAACATCAATCTCAACTCAGAATATTATGAATGAAACAGATTTACAGATGCATGTAGTTAATTACATTAGAATGCAATATCCTAAAGCAAGATTTTGTGCATCACTTGGTGGAATAAGAACATCTATAAGTCAAGCTAAGAAAGCCAAGAAAACTGGTTACTGGGCAGGGTTTCCAGATTTACAAATATGTGAGCCTAATCATTTATATCATGGATTATTTATTGAGTTAAAAACAGAGAAAGGAAGAGCAACAGCATCACAAAAGCAATGGATTAAAGCATTAAACGAAAGAGGTTATAAGGCTGTGATATGCAAAGGATTTATGGAATGCAAAGAACAATTGGATAACTACTTGATGTGAGTAAGAAACAAGAGAAAATAAAAAGAGAGCTTAGAAAAATATATCATGAGATATTATTAGAAAGGAATTGTTGTGCTGGTTGTGGTCAACATGGCAATGCTGTCCCATTAAGTTTTTCACATATAATACCAAGATCAAGAAGAGGTGATTTGGTTACTGATAGAAGAAATATAACATTACATTGTTTGTCAATGGGCGAAAGAAAAGGTTGCCATGAAATGTGGGAAGGAAGAGAAAGAGAGAAACTATTAGATTATTTTCATAACTTAGCATATATTAAAGAAGTTGATTTAGAATACTATTATATAATAACTGAGTTAAATGCTTAAAGATTTAGAAATAACATATACAACAACAGAATGCTTAGAGCAAACAATAAATATATTGAAAGAGTTAAGCAAGGAATACAAGTGGACCAATGAGCATGAATACATTAGGAACATTTATATGTTAAGCACATTAGGTTATTGTTTGGCTAATGATGAATACAAAGATGAGATGGTATTGTTTTTTAAAATACTTGGGAAGAAGATAAAAGAAAATAAAGATATAATTAAAGAAGCAAAGTATTATGCCAACATTACCTAAAGGAAAGAAAAGAAGTTGGATAACATCAAGACCAACACAAGCAAGACAAATGGATAACTCTGCATTTTATCACAGCAGAGGCTGGAGAATGACAAGAAAGTTTTACATTAAAGCAAATCCATTGTGTGAACAATGCACAAGAGAAGGTAGAACAACTGGAGGGCAAATGGTGGACCATATAAAACCAATAACATTAGGTGGCCCAATGCTACATCAAAGTAACTTACAGACATTGTGTAATAGCTGTCACAATAAGAAATCAGCTAAAGAATCTGTTGAATATAGAAAAGGAATAAAAAATTATGAAAGAAAAAAGTAAACATTATTATGATTGTGATAGGAACAAGCCTATTGAAACAACTCCATGTTATTACATAGGATTAGATGGTATGAAAGCAATTGACGTTATACATGAGTTCGACTTGTCTTATGATTTAGGCAATGCTGTAACTTACATTTTACGTTGTAAAAGAAAACATGACGATCAAGGTGTTGAATGTATTAGTAAGGCAATTGATCATTTGGAGTATGAGTTAAAAAAAATAAAAAAAAATAAAGGTAGGGGGTGTTGTAATCTTAAATGATAAAATTTGCGCAACCGTTGATGGCCTTTACTTTATTCATACGTAAAATTGGATATTTAGGGTTATTCAGTTTATGTTCAAACTAAAACCAAACAATTATGTTTAAATTTATTTGTAAAAGCTGTAAAAAAACTAAAGAATTATCAAAATCAATTATCCAAATTATTGACGGAAAAGTCAGAACAAAAAATTCAGAATGCGAATGTGGAAACTACATGGTTGAGCAAGAAAAAAAGTTTGAAGGGTTTCCAAATTTAATTAGAACTGAGCCAACATTGACTAAGAAATAATGGGAAAAGGAAGAAAGAAATTACCAACTGCAATGAAAGAAATGCAAGGAACATTAGAAAAGAGCCGAGTTCTTGAAAACGAAATGCAAGTTGATTTGGTTAGTCAATTGCCAGAAGCTCCAGAGTTATTATCTACAATTGGAGTTGAGGAATGGTACAAAGTAACATCACAATTATTTAATTTAAAAATGCTGCATCACATTGATCTTAGATTGATTGAAAGCTACTGCAATGAGATGGCCTTATATATTGAATGTGAATCTGAACTAAGAAAAAATGGAAGAGTAGATATTTTTAAAAATACTAATGGTGATATAATTAGAAGTCAAGCAAAGCCATATGTCAAAATGAAAAATGATGCTTTAAATAATGCATTAAAATTAGCAGCACAATTTGGATTAACTCCAGTTGCAAGAGCAAATATATCAGCTCCATTAACAACTAACAACACACAAATAAATAATTACTTTGACTAAGTTTTACTTTGATGATAAGGCAGCAAATAAAGCTATTGGTTTTATTGAAACATTTGTAACACATACAAAAGGAGAGCTATCTGGAAAGCCTTTAAAATTAGAAGAGTGGCAAAGCAAAATTGTTGGTGATATATTTGGATGGAAAAATAAAAAAACAAATCTTAGAAAATACAGAACAGTATTTATTGAAGTACCGAGAAAGAATGGTAAATCAACTTTGTGTGCTGCCATTGGTTTATATATGTTATTTGCTGATGAAGAAAGAGGAAGTGAAGTTTATAGTGCTGCTGGTGATAGGCAACAAGCTGGGATAGTTTTTGAGATAGCTAAAGGAATGATTTTGCAAAGTCCAGAATTATCTGAAAGAGGAAAGGTGTTTAGAAACTCAATTGTCAATGAATCAAAAGGAAATTATTATCAAGCAATAAGTTCTGATTCAAAAACTAAGCATGGCTTTAATGCGAACTGTATAATCTTTGATGAATTACACACACAGCCAAACAGAGATTTGTGGGATACACTAACAACATCAACTGGCTCAAGAAGGCAGCCATTAACAATTGCAATTACAACAGCTGGTTATGATAAGCAATCTATTTGTTATGAAATATATTCTTATGCTAAAAAAGTAAATGAAGGAACTATAAAAGATGATTCATTTTATACTGTAATATATGAAGCAGAAAATGATGATGATATTACTTTGGAATCTACTTGGAAAAAAGCAAATCCAAATTATGGTGTTAGTCTAAGAAAAGAATACATGGAAAGAGAAAGCCAAAGAGCTGTTGATGTTCCATCATATCAAAACACATTTAGAAGATTAATGCTTAATCAATGGACTGATTCACATAGTGCCTGGCTTACATCTGGTGAATGGGAGGCTTGTCATCAAGAGTTTGATTACTCAATATTGGAAGGCAAAGAATGTTGGGGTGGTTTAGATTTAGCATCTACCAGAGATTTAACATCATTTGTATTACTGTTTAATGTAGATGGCAAGTTTGTTTTTATTCCTTATATATTTATTCCAGAAGAAAATGCAAAAAAAAGAAGTGAAAGAGATGGTGTTGATTATGTTTCTTGGCTAAGAGATAAACATATTTATGCAACAAGTGGTGATGTTGCTGATTATAGTTTTATAAAAGCTAAAATAAATGAGCTGTCTAAAAAATATAGAATACAATCTATTTGTTATGATAGGTGGAATGCATCACAATTAGTAATTGATTTACAAAATGATGGAGCTAACATGGACCCATTTGGACAAGGTTTTGTTTCAATGTCAATGCCAACAAAAACATTAGAGGCTGAAATACTTTCTAAAAATATTATTCATGACAATAATCCTTGCATGAATTGGTGCATTAGCAATGTAGCTTTGCAAGAAGATCCAGCTGGGAACATTAAGATTTCTAAAAATAAATCTAAAGAAAAAGTTGATCCAGTTGTTAGTTTAGTCATGGCTTTAGGTTGTCACCTGACAACTGAAAGTGGTGATAGTGTTTATGATACAAGAGGTATTTTAATGATTTAATTATTGTTGAAAAGTATAACTAAATATATTTTTTTATAACTTTTTATAATCGTATTATTGTGAAAATAAAAATTTTACATTGGGATTATTAGATAGAATTAAAAATGTTTTTGTTCCTCAAGATAATAATGCTGAACAAAGATCAATCACTTACACAACTCCTTTTGGAACTGGAACAAATGTTTCTCCAGATACTGCATTAACTTTCACAGCTGTTTGGGCAGCAATAAGATTACTAACTGAATCAGTTTCATCATTACCAATTTCTGTATATAGAGTTGAAAACAATGGTGATAAAACAGAAGCTGTTAAAGAATCTCTTTACTCACTTTTAAAATATAAGCCAAACACATATCAAAATAAAATAACTTTTTTTGAAAAAATAATGATGGATTTATGTGTTAATGGTAACTCATATGTTTACATTGAAAGAAATAGATTAGCAAGAGTTACTGGATTATATTGTATGAATTATGAAGATATGACTATCAAACAAAAAGATAATCAGTTGTTTTATGAGAATGGAGAAACTGGTGAGGTTTATGATTCAAATGATGTGCTACACTTCACTGGGCTTACTACCGATGGAATAGAAGGTCTGAGTCCGATTACACAATGTAAAAAAGCAATAGGATGGGGAATGGCCATTGAGGAATATGGAAACACATTCTTTAAAAATGGAGCAAAATTAAGTGGTGTGCTTTCTACAGATAGAAGTTTAAGTGAAACTGCAATTGATAGATTAAGACAATCATTTAACAACACATATTCACAACTTAGTGGAAGTAATCAAACTGCAATATTAGAGGAAGGATTAACATTTAAGCCAGTTGGAATTTCACCAGATCAAGCTCAGTTTTTAGCGTCAAGAACTTTCTCAATTGAAGAGATTGCAAGAATTTGGAACATTCCACCACACATGCTTGGCGATTTATCTAAGTCAAGTTTTAATAATATAGAAATGCAAAGCCAAGAGTTTGTTACTTATACTCTTTTGCCTTATTTAACAAGAATAGAAAATGAGATGAATCTAAAATTATTTAGAACATCTGATGTTGGAAGGCTATTTGTAAAGTTTAATGTTGGTGGATTGCTAAGAGGAAACATAAAAGATAGAAGTGAGTTTTACACAAAAATGATAAATACTGGAGTGATGAGTATTAATGAAGTGAGAGCATTAGAAGATTTAAATAAAATTGAAGATGGTGATAAACATTTTATGCAAATGAATATGACAACAATAGAAAAAATTGGAACTGATGCCAGCGAATAAATGTGCTAATGGAAAATGGAAGTGGGGTGAAACTGGTGCTTGTAAATATGATTCTAAAAAACAAGCCGAAGATGATAATAGTGATTACAGAGCTGTTTCAGATATAGATTTTACACCAACAGATGGAATGGTTGCAGAGGCAAAGAAAGGTAAAGAGTGGAGAGCTGAATTTGGAAGAGGTGGAACAGATGTTGGATTAAAGACAGCCAACATGATAATTGATAATGATTTAACTCCTGATAGAGTTACAAGAATGTATAGTTATTTACAGAGGCATGAAGTAGATAAACAAGGTGAAGGATTTAGTCCAGATGAAGATGGCTTTCCAAGTGCTGGTAGAATAGCATGGGCTTTGTGGGGTGGTGATGCAGCTGTTAAATGGAGTGAAAGAAAAAGAAATGAAATCATTGCAGAACAAGAAAAAGACGAAAGAACACAAGTAGGAGCAATGATTAGTGATGGAATTGAATTACCTATATTTGACACTAAAGAAGAAGCTGAAGCATATGCTGAAGAAATGGGAGGCTCTGGATCACATGAACACATAGTTTATATGCCATTTGATTCTCATGATGAAATAATGGATGTAATGAATAGTAGGTCAATAAAAAATTATAATAATATGGAAAAAAGAATATATAACGTAGAAACAAGAATTGACTCTAATGAAGAGGGAAAAGAAATGGTTGTTGGACATGCATCTGTTTACAATTCAAGAAGTGAATTCATGGGGTTTTATGAATACATTGCGCCTGGAGCTTTTACACAAGAATTAATTGATAATTCAGATGTTAGAGCTTTAATTAATCATGATGCAAATTTTATTTTAGCTCGTTCAAAAAATGGTAAAGGAACCTTAAGTCTTAATGCTGATGAAAAAGGTTTGGCATATTCTTATGAATTACCAGAAACATCTTATGGAAAAGATTTAGGTATTAATCTTAAAAATGGCAATATCAGTCAAAGTTCTTTTGCCTTTACAATTTCAGAGGGTGGAGATGAATGGTCTACTGATGATAATGGAAATGATATAAGAACAATAAACAAGATTGAAAAATTATTTGATATTTCAAGTGTAGTTTATCCAGCATATTCTCAAGCTGAATCAGATTTAGAGGTTGCAGAAAGAAGTCATAAAAAATATAAAGAAACATTAAAGAAGGTTGATGTAATAGAAGAAGTAAAAGAAGAAAAAGATTTAGTTAGCCGTTCATTAGCAAAACTAAAGATTGAATTAAAAAAAAGAAAATAATTAAATAATTAAAATTAAAAAAATGAAAAATTCTAAAGAATTAAAAGAATTACGTTCAGATTTAATTGGTGAGCTTGAATCAATCAAGTTAGTTGCTGAAAATGAAGAACGTGATTTAACTAAAGAAGAGAATGAGAACATGGATTCTATTCTTACAAAAATTGATGACAATGATGTTGCCATCACAAGAGCTGAAAAAGTTGAAAACAATTTGAAATTAGCTGCATCATCTACTGGTGCAAAAGTTTCTTCTGTAAATACTGACAAAGCTACAAGAGGATGGAGCTTATTTAAGGCTGTTAATGAAATCAGAAATGGTGGACAATTAACTGGTTTAGAAGCTGAGATGCATCAAGAAGCTCAAAACGAAGCAAGAAAAAGTATTCAAGGAATTGGATTACCAACATTCATGACAGAAAAAAGAACAATTGATCAAGGTACATCTGCAATTGCTCCAGTAGCTGTTGGTGCTTATGTTGATAGTTTACAAGCATCTGGTCTTTATAGTAGAGTTGGTGTTCAAGATTTAGGAACTGTTGCTGCTGATACTATTCTTCCAATTGCTGGAGGATCAACTGTTGCTTGGGCTGCTGAAAATAATGCTACTGCTGATTCTGGTCAAGATTTTGGAAAAGTTACTTTAACTCCAAAAAGAATAACTGGTGTTGCAAATCTTTCTAATGTTATACTTGCTCAAAATGGTCCAGCTGCTGAAGCTGCTGTTATGAGAGATATGGGAAGAAATATGGCTACTCAAATTGATGCTGCTATGTTTGCATCTGCTAATGTTGCAAATGCTCCAACTGCTATTGTAACAACTGCTGGAACTTTAACATTTACTGAAACAGCTGGTGCTGGAAATCTTGTTACTAACTTACAAAAAGCAATTCAAACTCTTGCAGAAGATCATGGCTTAGATGGTAATTTATCTTTTGTAAATCAATGGAATATGTATTCTGGTATTAAAAGTGGTGTTGAAGTATCTGGTGTTTATCCAGCTTATGTTGATGATAGATTATTAGGATATCCTGGTTATTTTAGTTCAGCTCCAGCTACAACTGCTGGTCCTACTGGTGATGGAATGTTTGGAGATTTTTCAAGAGTTTACATGTGTTCTTTTGGACCAAGCTCAATAATGGTTGATCCATATACTAATGCAAATGCAAACGAAGTGAGATTAATAATGAACAATCACATGGATTTTGGTGTTGCAAGTGGAGCATCTTTTGTTAAATATACTTTAGACGTATAATTAATAATAATTAATTCAAGAAAGGGGTGGTGGAATTACCATCATCCCTTTTTTTATAACAAAATAATATGAAAACATATCAAGTAATTACTCAAGCATCTACTTATCCAGTTTCTTTAACTGAGGCTAAATCTCATTTAAAAGTTGATACAACTGCTGATGATACTTATATTACATCTATTATAAAAGCTGCAACACAACTTAGTGAAGAGTACACAAATAGATTTTTTATTGATACTGTAATAGAACAAACTTGTAGTGATTTTGAACAGCTACAAACTTTATTTAAAAGTAAAGTAAGTGCTGTTACTCATGTTAAATATTATGATAGTAATAATTCATTACAAACTTTGGATACAGCTGTTTATGATGAACAGTTAGATTATGAGCCTTCACAGATACAATTAGCTGATGGGAAAAGTTTTCCAAGTATAACAAAAAGAAATGATGCTGTTGTTGCAAAATATACTGTTGGTTATGGAAGTGCTGCAAGTGATGTGCCAGAGATTATAAAACAAGCTATTCTTTTGACAATAGCAAATTTTTATCAAAACAGAAATAGTGTTGTAATAGGTAGAATTGCAACTAAATTACCAATGAATGTTAAATGGTTATTAGACACATATAAAGTACAGATAGTAGCATGACAATAGGAGAACTTGATAGAAGAGTTGACATTTATACAGTTAGCACAACAGCTAATGATTATGGGGAATTGACAAGATCATATAGTTTATTTAGAAAAGTATGGGCTGCAATAGAATGGAAAGGTGGAACAGAAAAATTAGATGAATCAGATAAAATAACTGGAATGACAAGGCTTCATGTTTATATTAGAAATTTAGACATGGGGACTTTAAATTTACAATCAAGATTAACTTATGATAGTAAATATTACTTTCCAAAGGTTATAAATGAAATTGATGGAAGAGATGCGTTTTTAGAAATAATTTGTGAGAATAAAGATTAATGGCAATAACATTTGGAAATAAAGGAGGCACAACAGTTGCTAAATTAGCTGGAACAACTGGCACACAATCAAGAGTTGGTGTTAATGTTTTAGGAATGAAAGAATTGCAAGATTTTATGAATAGATTTCCAGCACAACTAAACAATCCAAAAAATTTAGTAAAAATATTTAGAACAAACTCAAAACCATTACAAGATAAGATTAAACAAAAAATCTCTGGAATGCCTTTTAAAAAAGGAAGTATTGGATCAACAATATTAGAAAAGTCAGTTGGTTTTATTACTACAAGAAAAAGTAGGCAATTTGGTGGCGGGTACGTTGGTTTAAGAGCAAGAGGAGCTTTTGCAAATGAAAAAAGTGGTTTTTATGGAGCATGGATTGAAGTTGGTAGAAATGCACAAAGCCCAACATATAAATGGGGACCAGCAAAACCTTTTATAAAACCAGCATACAATGAAACTAAAAACAAATTGATGACTAATATGCTAACAGATGCAAGAGCTGTAATGTTTAAAGAAGTAAAAAAATTAAGGAAATTAGGAACATTCGGATATAATTAAAATGGAAATAGGCAAAGCAATATATAATATATTATTTGATGATGTTGATGTAAAAACATTGGTATCAACAAGAATATTTCCTAATGTTGCTCCACAAACTACAACATTTCCTTTTATTATTTATGATATTACTGGAGTTCAGCCAAATGATACAAAAGATGGATCATCAACATTAGATACAAATGATGTAATGATTTCTTGTTATAGTGAAACATATTCACAAGCATCTGATTTAGCTCAAAAGATTAGGGTTGCAATGGATAGAATTAATGAGGGAACATATGTAGGGGAACAAATACAATCAAGTCAATTTCAAAGTTATAACGATATTTTTGATGATACAAGTGGTGATGCTGGAATTTATAGAAAGGCTTTAGATTTTGAAATTAGACAAATTAATCCGACAAGTTAAAAAAAAATAATATGAAAATAAAATTAAGTAAAAATTGGAGGTATGCTGGTCAAGTAATAATGGCTGGAACTGAAATGGAAATAAAGAATGAAGAAACTATTGCTTATTTAAAAGAGAATGGTTACTTAAAAGAAAAAAAAGAAAAAAAGGCAAAACAAAAACTTGCCAAAGAAAATAATTAATTAATATAAAAAAGAAAAAAAATGGCTATTTTAAATGGAACTGAAATAAAGGTTTACAGCTCTGGAACAACTAATCTTGTTGCCTTTGCTCAAAACTGTACGTTGAATGTAAATCATTCACCAAGAGAAATTACAAACAAAGAAAGTGCTGGAAATAAAGAAATCTTAGAAGGATTAAGAGATTTCTCAATTGATGTTGATGGTGCTTATGCATGGACAAATGCAGCTGGTGTTGCTTTAACTAATGGTGCTGATGATTTATTAGAAACTAAATTGTTAGCTAATAGATTGAAAGTAGATTTTATATTTGGAGATACTGCATCAACATCTGATGTAAGTTATTCTGGTAAAGGTTACATCACATCTATGAGTTTTACTGGAGGAACAGAAGATACTGCAACTTATTCTCTTTCAATTGAGGGAACTGGTGCTTTAACTCAGACTGTAAACTAAAAACTTAGGTGAGGAGCTTTGGTACTTTTTGTTTAGTACCATTGCTCCAATCCTTACTAAACTAAACAAAAAATGAATTATACTTTTATAGAAATAAATAAAGAAAAACTACCAATTAAATTTGGTTTTAATGCATTGAGAAAATATTCATCTAAAACAAATACATCATTGCAAGATTTAGATAAACTTGGAGTGGACATGACATTAGATGGTGCTTTGAATTTAATATATTGTGGCATTGAGGATGGGCATAGAGCTGCAAAGCAAGAGTTTAAATTAACTATTGATGATTTGGCTGATTTAATTGATAATGATTTTGATTGCATAGGAAAAGCAATGGAAATATTGGCTGAGCAAATGGGTGGAAATACTGAAAAAAAGCAGAAAGCCAAGAAGTAAAAAATAAACTCTCTTGGCGAGAATTAGAGAAGATTGCTTTTGGTCAGTTAGGCATGGGAGTAAATGAGTTTTATGATTACTTGCCTAAGCATTTTTGGAATAAGTTGGATGGTTTTTATGAGCTTGAAAACATTAGAGAAAGAGGCAGTTGGGAAAGAACAAGATGGCAAACAACTTTGTTGTTAAACATCCAGATGTCAAAAGGCAAAAGGTTAAAGCCAACTGATTTGATAGAGTTTAAATGGGATAAAAGTAGTAAAAAAATAGATTACGAAAAATTAAAAGCAAAGGCAGAATATGTTAAAAAAATGTCAGAATATAAAAACAACAAATAAATGGGATTAGGTTTAGTTGGTAAATTGACTGTAATGTTTGGGGCTGATTT